TTCCGATCCTGTTAGGGATCTTGAGCTGTTAATTCCTGGACAACACTGCGAACAGTTTTACATGTCTTTGAATCACGAACAGCCCGCTGCGCGGCAATGCCGCGTCTATCAGACTCGTACCACGAAAGTGGTCCAGCGAGCCATCACGACGTGGGAGCGCATTTTCCAACAACCTCAATGTGATTATGACCTTAGCTTTTCTCCGACTTGCTCGGAGTTTGCTCGTAAGGTCAAGTCCATTCTTGGGAATTGCCCTGCGGAGGATCAGGGTCAAATCATGGCCTGGCAGTCTATTAAGAAGCTTCTTCCCGATTCTTGTCGGTGTATGGAGGCCACGATGCTGCTAGACCTGAAAAAGACTCTTTCTCGGCCCCCACGGTCACTTCCTCGAGGCTACCTTCGGTTCGTCCAGCAGGAAGTTCGTAAGATCTTCCCGCCTGGTTGGGACCGAGGCCTCTACGAGGACCACGTTGTCACCACCTCTCCTCCTCTTTCTTCCTGTACCGAGAGTCCCCGTTCCGAGGGCGGCTCATTGGGTTCCGGCATGGATCATTTCTCCTTCCTACAAGCTTGCTTGGAGGATGTTGAGTTTGATCTTGATTGTCGGGCGAAAATGATTGTCGTCCAATCGGCTGGTAAGCCTCGCGCGTTAAGCAAGTTTTCCTCTGATGTTCTCTGTCTACGGCCTCTTCACAAGGCTGTCTACGACAGATTATCTAAGGAGACTTGGCTCAACCGAGGCGATGTTACCACCGACGGATTGGCTGATTTTAGGTATGTTGAAGGGGAGGTCCTCACCTCTGGTGATTACAAGTCCGCTACCGACAACCTCAGCATTGAGGTTGCCGAGATGATCCTTGCCACTATTCTGACTTCTACGGTTTCTGTACCGCAGTCGGTCATGAAGGGCGCGTTGGACATCTTGCGGCCTAACTTGTATAACCTTGAAAACGCTATAGACTTCTTTCCCCGCGTTGGTCAAATGATGGGATCGTATCTCTCTTTTCCACTTTTATGCATTCAGAACAGAATGGCATTTTTGTGGGCTGGAGGACGCGGTCTCCCTTGTAAGATCAACGGCGATGATATCCTTTTCCGTTCCAAACCTGAGTTCTCTCAGCTCTGGATGGAAACGGTATCTTCATTAGGTTTAGAGGTCGAGCGGACAAAAACGAGTGTGTCGGCCGAGTTCGGCTCTTTAAATTCTACCCTGGTGGTTCGTGAAAGGGGAAAATATAAAGTGCGCCAGACGCTTCGGTTCGGTATGCTTAGGGAGTGTGATGACATCACTTCACTCTGCAAGACTTACGATGATTTCCTTCGAGGAATTCACGG